CTAAGGTAACTAAACTAAATGAAATATTTACATCAGAATCATTATCATATGTGACATGTAATGATAATAAAAACTACCATATATTGGTACTTGTTTTTAAAGATGGACTTCCAGTAGAAGAAAAAGTTTTTAACCAATTACAATTACAAATGAATTTAATATTACCATCTTATAGTTTTCATGGTGGAATTGTATCGTCATTAAATAGTAGTATCACACCTGCTTTTTATAAACCATTACAAAATGCCGTCACAGGAATTACACCACAAGGCCAATGTCCATTTTCAGCCACGAAACAGTACAAATGTGTGCCATTTGATAAATTAGCAACCATGTCAAGTGATTGTACAAATAAAGATGCTGAATTAATGACAAAAATAGTAGATAAATTTAATCTACCTACATCAACTACACCAAAAATAAAGTTAAGTACGGATGACATTCGTGCTATCCTAATTGTATCAGCATGTATACCTATATTATTTATAGCGGGTTTTTCATTTTATAAATTTCAAAAAGATTCTTAGAATAAAATTATAATATAAAATTAAAATATAAAAATAGAATGATTGAATTAATTGTTTTATTTATCGGTATTATAATATTATCGGCAATAATTTATTATAATACAGAGACCGAAACATTTCAAGACTATACTGTAAATACATGTCCATTTGGATGGAAATCGGAACATGATAAAAATGGAAATATGGTATGTTGTTCTACCGATTTTGTAGCAGGTCAATGTTTTAGCCAAAGTTGTACATTAACTAAAGTAGCGGGAATGAAATCATGCGTAGATATCATTTTAGAACAATATAAAGAACAAGCGATCAAATTCTGCCCTCCATCTAAACAGCAGTATTATGAAGGAAAAGATCTTAAAAAAGGTGCTACCAAAGGTCTTACCAAAGGATGTACATCAGGACGATTAAATGATACATTATCTGGTCCATTAGATAATAAAGAAACCTGTATAATATATGAAAATGAGAAAGAACTAACATCATTGGATAGTTGTTATAATGCCGTGATGTTAGAAAAGACACAATGTTTGGGGGTTAATTGTACTAAAAAGTTGTATCAGGAAAAACCTACAGATCCAGTGGTAGTTCAATTAAATTTTAAAGACGCAGAAGGTATACCTAGAGTAGCCTATACAAAACAATCATATGAGATATATTTAAAGGCTACTAATCCAACAGATCCTCACAATCCAAAAATTCTAGAAAGTGAAGCCATGTCAGAAGTTGCCAACAAAAAATATTTCCCTTCAGTCTAAATCCCCAACCGTTTCAAGCCCTTTCATATGTCCAAACCCTAATTGCTCGTAGAATTTCTCAGGATTCTGGGAGGGATAAATAGTAGACAAAACAGCCTTTTCATTTATAGAAGGCCCAACGGGTTCAAATTGATTAGATGATTTGTGTGGAATATAATCCATTTCTTTTGGGTCTGGTTCGTTAAACTCATTTACTGGAACCGTTTTTTGAGGTTCAGATGCTTCTTTCACGGTCGCATATTTTTCAAAATCCATTAAATCCAATTTTTTGGTAGCCATAATAACTTTTCTACGATTTCGCTCTAAATACATAGACGAAACAGCAATCAACCCCATAATTCCCGCCGTAGGACCAACCCCAATAAGATGTAATAATAATATTACAATAATGATTCGTACAATATAATTATCTAACGGTAATAACAATTCAGTAGGTAAAAATTGCGAAAATAATATAATAGCAGTAGAGACTGTAAAATATATTATTTCAATTCTATTCATTCTATTGTTTGAATAAAAAAAATTTGACTTTAAAAAAATAATGTAAAAAACCTAAAAAATGGATAAAGACCGCGTTTTGACGTGTAAAGGTTATGCTATTAAAAAATCATCTTTAAATGTAAAACAAACACAACATTTAATAAAAAGTCTGACGATGTCATCTATAGACAAGTATCAAAAGACCACATTTCCGATTTATTATGAATCAAAGTCCAGATTTTACGTTCCAAGATATTGGGGAATTAAAAATTTCGGAGAACCGGAAGTAGATATTGTATCAGAAGGTCTTTTACTCGATATAAAATTTAAAGGTACTCCACATGATTTTCAAAAAGAAATAATCGATACATTTGTTAAGAAGGGAAATGGTCTAATTTGCGTCCCGTGTGGAGGAGGTAAAACATTTATGGCACTTAATATTGCGATAAGACTAAAGCGTAGATTCTTAATCATCGTGGATAAAGAGTTTCTGATGAATCAATGGAAATCGGAAATTGAAAATTTCATAGAAGGAGCGCGAGTGGGTGTTTTACAGGCAAATAAAGTACAAATAGAAGCAGACAAATATGATATAACAATTTGTATGATTCAGACGATTTGTCGTCGTGATTTTCCAGAAAATTTCTTTGACCAATATGGATTTACTATTTTCGACGAATGTCATCATTTAGGCGCAGCCTATTTCTGTAAAGCACTTATCAAAATTCAAACCAAATACATGTTAGGATTAAGTGCAACACCAGATAGAGAAGATGGTTTATCGTGTATATTTGAGTATTATTTAGGGGAAGCGGTATACAAACAAGTAAAAAGAGATCCAGACAAAGAAGCAGTTGTAAAATCAGTGTGGTTTCATTCAGAAGACCCTGTTTATAAAGAAGTACCAGTAGATTGGAAAGGGGAAACAGTATGCGCAAAGTTGTTAAATCAGGTCGCAGAATTCGAACCACGTAACAAGAAAATAATGGAAATAATAGAAGAATATGCGAAAGACCCAGATAGATTTATTCTTGTTTTAAGCGATAGAATTTCACAATTAGAATGGTTTGCGGAAGCATTACAAGATAGATATATTCATGGGTATTATGTGGGAGGAATGAAACAGAAAGTATTAGATGAAAATGCGGAAAAATGTAAAATATTATTGGCTACGTATCAAATGTGTGCGGAAGGATTTAGTGTAAAAAAATTAAATACGATAATTCTCACAACACCTCGAAAAAAAGTAGAGCAATCAACGGGGCGTATTTTTAGGGAACGAATCGATGAGAGAAAAGTGCCTCCACACATTATTGATATAGTAGATTCACATGAATGTCATGTTAGACGATGGTATGTTCGTCAGAGATTTTATAAGGATTGTGAATATAAAATAATTTATATTGACAAACCCAAGAAAGAAAAAATAGATATGAACATTTCTTTATTCAAGTTCTAATTAGAAATGTCTAATCGCAATTTTGGTTATTACGGTAATCATAGATTGAAAGAACAAACCTATGCTCGTAATTTATTTTTAAATAATAAGTCTGGAAAAAAAATAATAAATAATCCACAAACGTCGAATGGAAATGCGTCTCAATTTGAAACGTATACTTCGGGATCTCAAACAACATATAATGGTTGTACGGTTAGTGTAGGAGGAACTGTTGTTTAGCGTCTATGACTACGTCTATGACGACGTCTACCACCAAACTTAACAGGTAAGCCTGCCGTTGTCCCATCAAAATCTCTTCGACTTATCAATTCATCCATTACTGCGGGAGTAAAAGGGGCAGCACCGCCTCTACGTCTGCTACGTCTGCTACGTCTTCCACCCGTTTTTAAACAGGCTTGATTAAATGATCCTGCCGCATAAGGTGTTTGAATAGTTAAACCAGGAACAGGGCTTGGGGCTTGAAAGGTAGTAAAAGTATTTGCGTAGCCAGCATTGGGGGCATAATAACGCATCGCATCGGCTGCGCCGACCTGTACCGTTGGAAACGCAGAAGGCAAATCTGCCATACCTCCGCGATGGCGACTGTGACTGCGTCTATGACTATGACTGTGACCGCGACCACTGCGACTGCGACTACGTCTAAGGCCACCTGTCATTAACCCTTGAATATTTCCAGGATTAGGATTTAAACCATTAAAAGTCCCCCTTTCGCACGCTATTGGCATGATAGGTCCTGGAGACGTACCAACTCCGTTAGAACTCAATGGCATGGCATTATCCGCAAATCCATAACGTCCACCCCTAGTACGTCTACTACGTCTTCTACCTCCACGTAAGCCGGGTACACCATTAAAAATAGGCGCACCAGAAATGTAACCAGGGCGATCCATTTGATTAATACCAGTACAATCTTTACCTGCTCCTTCGTATTGATTAAATGTTAAATTGCCAGGGTTAATAAAGGAAGGCCCTGTTGTCCAACCACCTCCTTTACGCTTTGGGGCTCTACGCCTTTGAGTCGATCGTTTCATTCTAATTACAATATTTATTTTTTATAGAAGAAAGAAGATGTTGTAATAGGTGTAATTTCTGGCATAATACGCACAACTTCATATTTATGAAAATCTTCTTTCCATTTAACTTCGACAATGGTTTCAGGTTTATTTCTAAGTTCTAGTGAAAGTGTCAAAGACGGAATGGAAGCGAATCCAATAGTAACATTTTCTTGAGAGAACAAAGAATATGTATCGGGAAGACCCGTTTTAGTACAAGGTTTACATAACGCATACAATGTAGTAATCATTTCCGTTCCACGTTTCAAAACAGGCGCGATGAATTCCTTTGTTTTACATTCTGTCACCGTATCTTTCCAATACCATCGTGGTTGTTTGTAAACATCAGGTTGAATAATCCAATAGATAGCGGGGTTGTAATGTAACGACCACTCAGAAAGTGTGATAGGTTTTACAATTTGCGGTTTAAAAGCAAGAAGTGGTTGATCTGGAGGCAAAAGATTCCAGAAATCATTGAGTTGTTTCCAGCGTTCCGAGAAAATCATACTAGACCATAAATCTTTTCCATCCAATACAACAATATCTTCAATTTGAAGCACAGATTCACCAGCCAATATATTAGCCAAACAAACAGTAGGGCCTTTCTGTATAAAATTGGGAGGTAATAGCCAACGAAAAGTCATACCTTCTTGGCGTTCAGGATACCAGATACAAGGGGGAAATCCGTCTGTGAAAATCAAATAACCAACAGGTCTTTTGTCAAATTTAGGCCATAACCACACCGTTCCAGAAGAGAATGTAGGTTTAGCACGGTTAAATGGCATGTGAATTTCAACACGACTGTTTAAGAATGGAAAGTTTTTAATAATAGATTCAATGGCCGAGCTATGATCAGTATCTAGGCGACGGAATCGTGCTATCTTTTGTTTTTGAAAATGCGGTGTTGTGCTACGAATAGACATTTTTAAATATATATACATAATATCTTTAAGTCAATTTTTTTTATAAAAATGTAATTCTGAATTACTATTCCATGTCATTGGTATAGTAACAGATGGTAATATAGTAAATGAATGTAATGTAAGTGGTCTAGAGCACGCAACTATTGTATTGGATTTAGTCTCTTTCTCTATTTTTAAAGCAAGTTCTATATTTATATCATTTGAAAAACACAAATTAGATATAAATATCCAGGCCGCATCCGAAATATCATAATCGAACATGGAACCATTTGTAAAATTTATTTGTGATTGTAATAATGGTGACAATTTATTATAAGCATCCATAGCACCATCATGTCTTTCTTTCACCAATTCAATACCTTTTGATTTGATACTGGGAATAAGTTCTGCGGCTACAATTACATTTTTACCAAATCCTGAACCAAGGTCGTAAAATGTACGTCTTTCGCGTGGATATTTTAAGATAGGCTGTATTCTGTTACATATTTTAAT